CCAGATAATCCTGTCTGTCTTTTTCCTGTTGCCATGCGTTAAGTCAACTATGTGTGAATATACATTATTTTTCCGCATTAAGTCACTCAAATACGGCAAAACTGCATTTTTTAACGCTCCCCTCTCAATTCCAACTGCCAAAGGGCGGTATTCCCTCATTTTCAGCAGAATCGTAGCGGCTGTTTCCCTAATGTCCCACCGACCATAAGCAATCTCTTTGACAAACCATTTCCCATCATCTGTCACCTTGACCACAGAGATAGCTGTCTGATCTAGTCTTTTCTTGGAATTGGCGGCTTGTTTGGCAACTTCTTCAAATCCAGCCAAGTCCACAGCAATATAGTAGCTTCCATAGTCAGGTTCTACCCCATACTTCAGCCATTCTTCTTTGAAGACATCCGAGCCAGCGTTGTCAAAGGAAGCCATGTACTCTTGCTTGAAAGCAAAGGTAGAGAGGGTTTTCTTGGCAGACTCAATCTCAGTTGGGTCAATCAGGGGGTTGTCTTTGGTGGTGAAGTGCCAACTTTTCCAGTCGGGGTCGGTTTCTGATTTTCCGAGTTTAAAAATGTCATAGAAAAAGTTACGACCTTTGGGAGTTCCGATGAACATTGCCCGACCTTTTTTGTCTGACAGCGAAGCACGAATGACTTGTTCCCATGCTTCTGGTTTGATGTCGGCAACCTCGTCAAGCACAGCGTAGGTGAGTGACACTCCTCGCAGAGTATCTGGGCGATCTGCACCTCTAACATAGATTTTTGCTCCGTTTATCAGGGTGATGTCCATGTTATTGATGTGGCTTGACTGAATCACCTCTCTACCCAACTCCATCAAGACATCCCAGATAATTTGCCTCGCCTGACCATTGGTAGGCGCAACATACAGCACAGCCGAACCAGCAGTACATTGGAGTCCTTCAATCAGGAGGGTAACGGCTGAGAGGCGTGACTTACCGCATCTTCGACCAGCGGCAATGACTTTAAACCTTGTTTTGTCAGCAAAGACTTCTTGTTGCCAAGGGAGGAGACTGAAGTTCAAATCAGACATCTTTGCTTTCTATATCTTCTGCATCTATGACAGGGTTTTCCCCAATAGTGACACCACCTATGCCTGAGATGGTGATGTTGACAGCGGAGCGTTGTTTTCCTTCTTTTTCAAACAAAGAGACAGGAAGCATTCTGTCCATACAGAGTTTGAGTGCCGCCATTTGAGCAGGGTGTTCATCATTCATGGCAATCTCAACTGCCTTGATGACGACATTAGAACCAGCACTGTTTATCAGGAGGTCTTTGAGTTCTTTGATTTTCTGTTGTTCAGTCTTGGGTAAGACGAGTGCAGAGGGGTTGTCTGCGTACTTAGAGAGAGTCATCTTTCCTGTACTACGAGGACGACCTTTTTTCTTCAGGTTATCAGGAAGTGCATCTACAGCGTTCATCTTTTATCCAGTTAGGGAAGAAGGTTGTTGGTGGCTGGATTTGAACCAGCGACTCGCCTACTGTGCTTTGTTGCAACTCTACACAGCATCGACAGAAATCTGCCCATGACTCTACCAACTGAGTTACACCAACACGGCTGGAGACTATTTAAAAGGCTGGTGACTATTTGAAATAGTACCTAGTGACAATCTCCATGCGTCTTGGAAGTTAGCGCACACTTTACACGAGAATCAGATTCTTGTATAGTGGAGGTAAGTTTGTTCGCACCAGACTATAAGCCTTTTAGAAGTGGTACAGCCTCGGGAGTTCTCGGGGGTGCGACTGTATCACCCCTAAAGGGCTTTTTTTATGGCAATTTACAGCAAGACAGGAATGGCGGCAGTTAAGCAACAACGCAAATCCAGAGCCGCCAAAGCTAAGAAAACTTTAGCAAAACTAGCAGAATCCAGCCCTGTCATTCAAGCACTTATTAACAAGAAGGCTTCCCAAATAGTTTGGGCTATGCAAAAGAAGTCTCCCAAGAAGAAAGTCCAGTTTGAACCACCACCCATCTATTTTTTTGGAATGGGTAAAGACTTCTATAAGACTAGGGAGTGGCGGGATGTCAGGTACAAGGCTTTGGTTAAGTTTGGCAAGAAGTGTCAGGCTTGTGGGGAAACCAGTGGGTACATCCATGTTGACCACATTCTTCCAAGGTCAAAGCATCCAAAACTAGAACTTGATATTGAGAACTTGCAAGTATTGTGTGAGGCGTGTAACATAGGTAAATCCAACACGGATACAACTGATTGGCGTTACAAGTAAAGGGATGTCGGGTGTGGCAGTCGCACCCTCAAAGGCATGAGATATACGGTTGCCCAACAAGACCCGAAAGGGAAGTTAAGGGCGGCGGCTATAAAGAGGTACGCACTGGAAACAGTAATACGACCTGATGCCCCACAGAGATTAACTTAACTCTGTACGCTATACGACACCCACCCTAGTCTAGGGACTCTCAAGACCATGAGATGTACTACGACTGCCTTGCTACGCCCATACTATCCTGACTTTCCTATTTCGTCTTCTCCCCTAATCCTGATAGCTGTTGTTTAGTGTTGTACGCTTAGATTGGCTTTTCCAGTGTGGAGGAGGGTTCACAAATATTTACAACACCACACCTACCCCCTCCCCCCATGAAGTAAGTACACACTTACAAGTAAGCACACACTAACCTACCCAGTAAGCACTCACTTACACTAGATGCAAATGAGAATCATTCTTATCTAGAAGTTAGTAAGCACTTACGCAGGGTAAATCTAAATGAGAATCATTCGCATATAAGGCGTATGCAAGATAATGCACCCAGTCTAAATACGACTCATTCGCATCTAATGTAAACTATTGATAACACATTATTGATAGGATATTTATATGGGCTAAAATGGTGCGGAGTGGACACTAACAACACTGATTTGGTGCAGAGTGTTTACTAACATCACCTTATTGGTGCACTCTGTTAGTGAGCACTATCATTCTAGATTCGGTACTTGCTGAAACCTGAATATTGGCATGGTCTGTGCATAGTAAATAGAGTCCGATGTTGGACTGCTTTGTTAAAAGGTTTCAAGATGAAAGCATATAAACACCTGGTCAAATTTGCTTTAAAGCATGGTTGCACTGTTTCAGTATGGGATGGCGAAGAATGGCAGGTAAGACGGTCTACAGGCTATCAGGCCATCATAGATGCAATTGAATCTGTAGAGATAGCATCTTTAAGAATCCGAAATAAAGACGGTGAAATTGTGGGATGGGCTTCTATCATCCCTTTTGGTTTAGAAGATGATGAAACCGTAGCAGATAACACTATCACTCCATTTATGGAATTGTGGGAAGAATCCTATAAATCTAAAGCCTGACAGTTTAGAGTTAAGCCCGCAAGGGCTTACCTGTGCACTGTCGCACTATTTTGAAAGGTGTTAATCATGCGTTTTGCTTTCATTCCTAAAGGCCAATATAAAATTGGTCAAATAATCAATGTACACAATCAACCAATGCGGGTTGAAAGTTATACACACACTGGCCGCAATGTAGTAGTTCACACACTAGAAAATGCGCCTAAGTTTCAGAGAATTCTATGCATTTGCACAGATTCACCCTCAATCAATGGGGTGACAGCATGATGTTCGACAAAATTGATTCTATTGTGATGGGCGTGTGTGGCTTTGCCGCCATTGTGTTAGCTCTAATTCTGATAATTGAAAGGTTATAAAAATTCAAACCATTGGGGATGCTGTCCCCCTTGGCTTGCATTTTGACAATGTAAGGGCTTACAAGGGCTTTCCTTGTTCTTTGAATAGGTGTTGACATGATTGCAATTCACACAAAATATATTCCAGATTCTAATACTAGAGGGTCACGAATAAAAGCATACACCGTCGGGAATAGTATGCGAAAAGGGTTTTCAGCCACTATTTCCTACCCGCACGAATATTCTTATGAGGTTTGCCACTTTCAAGCTGTTAAGGCACTGGTCGAAAAGCACAAACTAGACTGGAATTTAACAGATATGCGTTTTGGTGACAGTGCCGACGGAAAGGGCTATTCTTTTTGCTTTGATAATTCAAAGGTGGGCGCATGAATTACATCGAAACCCAATTATTTAAGGCTTTGCCTTATCCTTTGAATCACGACAATTCAGGCGATGATAAAAACGGTCAAATTAGGCTAAAAATTCGCACTATTCGGGGCGAAACCAATTGGCTGAATGTCAGCCCTGACCAAATGCGTGAAATTGAGGCAATTTTGAATCAAGAGGTGACAGTATGAGCCACACTATTTCATGGTTTAGCGGCTGTGGTCGCATTGATTTGGGCATAAACCTAGATGATGCGCTTGCTTGTTCCCATGCGGGACAATGTGATAGTGATGTCGAGTGGCTTAGAGGTCAACCCTATATTGTTGAGCAATTAACTGGCATAAACCCTACATTACTTGCCAATATTTTGCGTGAATATGGCGCATGGGATGATGGTGATTTAGCTAATCATGAGGCAAATTTAGACCGTTTGCTCTGGATTGCTTGCTGTGACACTGCTGAAAATTCACAAATGGAGGATGAACAATGACGCAAACCCAAGCATTTACTGAAGCCCTGATTTTGGCAATCATTGCACCCAGCAACGAACAAAGCAAAAAAGCCGTTCAATTGGCAATTGATTTATCAAAAGGCTTATCCGCTGAAACTATTACCCAATGTAAAGATAACGCATTATCAATAGTGAGGGAAAACCCTTGATATACGCCACAATTGCTCTAATTTTGAAAATTATTCTCAGAAAATAAGTTAGCAATCACTAACATTCAACCACCTTCGGGTGGTTTTTTATTGCCTTTTTTTAGCCCTTCCAAGCCTTTACCCTATTGCACTATCCAATCGCATCAAAAAAACGCCTAAAAAGTGCCTTTAAATCGGTCGCAGAGGTATTTTTTGACCATTGGCAAACCCTTAAAGCTCGTCAGCGTGTTCGTCATCTACAAAAAGACATATCCCGACATGGTTCAGGTCAAAATCAGGGCGCAACCCAACCCTCCAAAAATGCGCCGCCCAACGAATCGAAATACGAGCACCTTCAGCCACTGAACCGCCTCCAATGTGCTCAAGGGCTTGTTTTTCCCTGTCAGTGTAGAAAATGACCTGACCCTTAGCATTAGGCGGTTTTCTGCTTTTCGATGCCATGCAATGTGTGCCTTAAATATTCAGCGATTAAAAGGGCTTCAGCCTTGTTAATGTCCTTTTTTAGCTTGAGTTTGGCTTCAGGCCATAAGTATCGTGCCATGTCCAGTGATTCGCTTTTGTCTGCTGTCAAATGGAAGTGTTTTTTCCACTTTTGGGGGGTGACAAGGTGAACAGGGTATCGGGTTAATTCACAAACCGCTGAAATGACCCCTACAGCACGCCCAAAATTCCAGACGCTAACAACCCCTTGTTTCGGCATACTGTGGACATTTTCTAGGCATATCTCTGCGCCTTCTTTAGGGTCGATGATTGACAATAACCTAGATTTAAAAACTAAGGCCAGAATGTGCTTGTCCTTATGCTCAATGTCGAAAGATTCAACATAATTGCCGTAATCATCAAGTGCGCCTATTGCCCCTGAAACCACGCCCGGGTCACAACCCACCCATAAAGTCATTGTTTATCCTTCATTATTTTCATCAATTCCTGACTGATTCCCTTGAATATCCCCAATGGGTGCTGTTCCAGTTCCTTCGCCCGATACCATGCGTGTGCTTTCCATCCATTCGTTGATGCTAGCTTCACTAAATGGTTGAGTGTGCGTTGGTAATGCTCTTGCAATGTCCCCTGTTGCCCTAAGAGCTGTTCTGACAACATGATTGGGGTGGATTCTTGTTCCATCTTTTTGCTCATCCAATATTCGGTGTGCTTCTTCTAATTTCATGCTGTTTTCCCTAAAACTGCCCTGATTTTGGCTAAAACTTCAGGGTTTGGTGGTGCGGTCTTTAGCCTGTCTTCATCCAGTTTGACAAGCGCAGGGTCACGCTGTGAGCTTGAGGGTACTGTCTGATGGACAACATCTGCCTTGTTGAATAAAGGTTTGGCAATGTTCTGATTTCTTACCCAATTGCGCCATGTGGCATTCCAATCCAACTTCACTCCAGACGCACCCGCTTTTGCTACCCAATAATCTTTGAACGAGTCAAACACCTTTTTGGGGTTTAAGTCAGGGCGTTCTGTTTGGCAGAATTCTGTCCAAGAATCAGGTAACTCAAAATCTGTTGAAAGGCGTGAGCCTTTTGTTCTTTGTTTTGTCTCTACCTCTTTCTCTGTCTCTGTCTCTGTCTCTGTCTCTAGACTATCACTTTGATATCGCTCTGATATCACGCTGATATCGTCTTGTTCCAGCCAGTGAGACAGCTTGTTTAAGCAATCATTAGTTTGCTTTTCTGACATTCTTAGTCTAAAAGCAAGGGTTTTCACTGGTGGAAGTCTTCCATCGTCTTCGCTTGCAATTAACCAACACATGATGAGCACTTTGCTGGCTGTTGCATCTAGTTCGTGCCAATCAAGGTCATCAAGAATGTCCCTGTAGAGTTTGACCCAAGGTGGTTTGCGGTCTTTGAAGTGCTGAAACTTCTTCCAATTTCTGATTTGCATAATTTGCCCCAAAAAAAAGGGCTACACCTGAAGTCTCACCCTTTCGGATGTTGGCGGACTGGCGTAGTTCCAGCAGACTTCATGTGTAACCCTACTACGATAATGCCGCCAAGCATTTCGTCAAATCATACATCAATAACAGTTCGTACTGCAATTGTTTCCATAACAACAGGTCGTACAAGTGACATACCGACCATTGGCATAGTATGTATGCGTTAAACAAGCCGCCCACAATGTGAAGCTGGAAAGTGCTAAGTATGCGCCAATAATCACTTTTTTCATGTTTTCTCCTGTTGTTGACTCTTTCGATTCTCCATCGAATTCTTGAGTAAATTTCTCAACCAAACAGAACCGCCAAGTTTGCGAAACTCTAACCATTGGTCAAAAGTAACTCTAGTGGCGATTTTGAGTGGGCTTCCTGTAATTTCCGATTTGTGTCTAGCCATGCCCATACCTTAACAATCAATTTAATGTTTGACAATAAGGGTATGTCCTAGTGTACAACAGAATATAGTGTCGTACAGTATCCATTCAACAACTGAAAGGCGTAAATGAAATTCGATCTTTGTTTAGATGAACTCAAGGACTTACAGCTTCCTGAGACTGAATGGGATTTGAGGGTCAAGTGGTCATACGACCCTGATTACAGCCCTAAAGAGGGACTCTACAAAAAATATGAGTTTGAACTGCAAAAGTTTGCTGATGGCAAATGGGTTGACATTACTGACGAACTCTCCAGTTTTGACTTTGCCAAAATTGTGCGCTTGATTGAGGAGAATGACAATGATGACATTCTCTGAAGCCTTCGTGCGCATAGCATTCATTGTTGCCTTGCTGGTGGGCATAAACCATGTCTTAACGCCATCGCCACAATCACAGAGCATCCAAGTCATCAGCAAGAAGAAAAGTCTCTTGAAGGCTTGTATCAGGCTTCACAAAAGAAAGGCAAAAAACTATGCAACCGTCTGTGAAAAGCGAGGAATCTATGTCTGAATGGAAGACACAACAAGAGGTCTATGACGAATTGAGGAATGACATTCTTGAGGAAGTAGCAGTCGAGATTGAGAAGATGCAAGGGTTCGGCAAGGATACTCTTGATTCGTTTGGGATTTTTATCAGAGGAATGAAGAAATGACACAAGAAGCATTGAAGCTGGCGCTTGATTTTGTTGAAACTGTACATGTTGGCGAATGGGTGGGTTCAATTGAACGCCAGTTAGAAGTTATCACCGCCATCAAAGAAGCCTTGGCACAGCCAGAGCAAGAGCCTGTGGCGTGGCTTATTACAGATGAAAAAATCAACAGCCTTCAAGTGGATTCAATTCAACGCTTGGTTGACCGAGCAAGACACGCACACATGACTGACATCAAGTTGCGTATCAACGGTCAAGATGAGTGGCATCAGGCTGATTGGCTGAAGCATCTAACTCGCACCACCCCACCACAGCGCACATTTGTAGGGCTGACAGATGAGGAGATTGCACAGGGCTGTAAAGAATCTTGGGTAACTGAACAGGCATGGCAGTCAGCAGTGTGGTGGGCAGAGGAAAAGCTGAAGGAGAAGAACACATGAACACTTGTCCAAACTGCGGAAAAGTGGCGGGGCTTCACTCAAGCATATTGCAAGGGTGTATGTGCCAATACTCAATGCAAGCGCCAGCACAGCGCACATGGGTAGGGCTGACGAATGATGAGTTAACAGATTTGTTCTACAACACAAATTTAGGCCAACAGAGTGCTGTTTTACAAGCCATTGCCTTGCTAAAGCAAAAGAACGGCTATGCCGAGGAGCGCAACACTTGATTCAGCAAATTAGGACATTCTTTGGTAGACAAAGAGGTGAAAGCGGTAAGCGCAGAACCGAAGTCAAGATGGGAATTGCTTGGATTTGCTTGGGTTGCGGCAAAGTGTTCACTAACAAGTCTCTTGCAGACCTTCATAAGTGCATTAGGGAAATTCCCTATATCAATTATGATAATGTCTGACAGAATACACACATTGATAGGTTTTTTAACAGGAGTGAATTATGGATTTTGAGAGAGAAAAATGGATGGCACTGCAAGACCTGAACCCCTCAGATGTTGCAGATGCAATATGCGATAGTCAAGCTATCGTTGAAGCAATCCAATCAAACGCATGGGCTGATGTTGCAGACATGGTTCGGTCAAGAGTTGAACTCAAAGCAGAACGACTTGCACAAACAGCATTAGAAATTCCATTGACTCGTTGGGTTGATAGTGAAGAAGAACTTAATCTCTGGCGTTTTTATCGCATGGAATTACAGCGTGAGGCTATTGAACACAACAAGCCTAAATTGCCTAAAATCAACCCTTACACCAGCGAGGCCAGCAATGAAAACTAAGCTGAATTTAGAGAGAATCATTGAGGAGCATTCCAATGAGTATTACTGTGCGTTCTGCATTAAACCTCGCAATCCAACAGATCAATGTTGCGATGACTCGGTTTTTATCTTATTTTCAGATTTGGACACCTACACTCAGTTTGAAAGAGCGGCAGAGATTGCTCAAAAGGGCGGCTAGGCGAGTGAAAGAACAACCTAAGACGCAACGGGTGGTTATGCCATCCAAACTCATCACCGACCCAACATTCGGGTATGTGAACTCAGCCCTGACAAATGTTCAGGATACATGGAAGAAGCATTCAACAGGAGTAAACAATGCTGGATTATTCAACAATCCTAATGCGCATAGAACGAACGACAAAGAGTCTGGAGGACAAGTGCCTACACAAAAAATTCGTAGGGTTCAATAACGATATTGCTCAGATGCACAGCGATTTGACGCTGTTGGCAATGTGGTCAGTTAATCAAGAGGCGATAGATATTTTTAACGATGTAATGGGAGTCAAGGAATGAATCAAGAAAAGGTGTTAACAGTGGGTAATTTGGTTGACAGAAAAGAAGCAATCAACAAGATGCTGTCAGCAAATGTCAATAATCACACTGAGAAAAAAGGCAATTTGACATATCTTTCATGGGCGTGGGCATGGGCAGAAGCACTCAAAGCTGATGAAGATGCCACTTTCAGAGTTGAAATGTTTAACGACAAGTGTTACATGGATATAAACGGCACTGCAATGGTGTTCGTCACAGTCACAATGTTTCGCAAACCAGTGACTTGCCAACTTCCAGTAATGGATTTCCGCAACAAAGCAATCCTCAATCCTGACGCATTTGCAGTCAACACCGCCATCATGCGTTGCATGACTAAGGCTTTGTCTCTGCATGGCTTGGGTCTGTATATCTATGCTGGAGAAGACTTGCCTGAAGGTGAAGGTTCAGACATAGATGTCAACAGCATGATTGACCATTTAGCGGCTATTGAAGCGGCATCCACCATTGAGGAGTTGAAAGATGTTTACACCACTGCTTACAGTGCTTGCGGTTCTGATAAGACTTGGCAGAAAAAAATGATTGATGCAAAAGAAAAGCGTAAAGGAGCATTGAAATGAACAACCCACCAGCATTTCCATCGCTACATTGGGTAGCGCCTCAAGGCCACAGCGCCAATGAAAATCCGCAAGGCATGACATTGCGTGATTATTTTGCGGCAAAGGCTATGCAAGGATTGATTTCTTCTCACTGGTGCGAAGAAGCCCGTGTACTTTCTCCCAAGTTGGGCGCAGAAGAATTGGCTACAGACGCATACATCATGGCAAACGCAATGTTGAAAGCGAGACAAGCATGAGCGATATTGAACAAGTTCTTGAAAGACTTAGGTTTGATAAAGAAACAGGGCAGTTTTTTTGGGTTAATCCAAGTAAGTATCACTTAGACTTAATTGGGAAAGTTGCTGGTTGTGTTGGAAGATCAAATCCAAATAAAAAATATTGGGTGATTAAGTTAAATGGGAAAGCATATAAAAGAGCAAGACTTGTTTATTTGGTAACTCATGGTAACTGGCCTGAACCTTGTGTAGATCACATAAATGGTAATTCACTAGATGATAGACCTGAGAATCTAAGACAGGCAACAGTAACAGAAAACAGTTGGAATCATAAATTTAGAAAAAGAAAAATAAATCTTCCAATGGGTGTTCGTGTTAATCCTGCTGGTACTTATTCCGCAAGAATATCAGTCAATAAAAAACAAATTCATCTTGGATTTTTCAAAACAACAGAGGAAGCTCATTCTGTTTATCAGATGGCAAGAAAGGAAATGTATGGACAATTTGCCTGAAACTACTCAGCAATCGCCTGAATGGTTTGCACAGCGTTGTGGCAAAGCCACTGCTTCTCGTATCTCTGACATTGTTGCTAAGACAAAGACAGGCTACAGCACAAGCAGAGTTAACTACATGGCACAGTTGGTAGTCGAGCGCATGACTAACCAAGTCGGAGAGTCTTACTCAAATGCCGCAATGGAATGGGGTGTTGAGAATGAACCCTTTGCCAGAGCCGCATACGAGGTTAAAACAGGCAATACAGTCGATCAGGTAGGTGCTATTGACCATCCAAGTATTGCCATGTCTGCCGCCTCTCCTGATGGCTTGATTGGTGACGATGGATGCTTAGAGATCAAGTGTCCAAACACTTCAACCCATATCGACACTATTCTTGGTGGTGAGCCAGCAAAGAAGTATTACGACCAAATGCAGTGGCAAATGGCGTGTGCAAACAGAAGTTGGTGTGACTTTGTGAGTTTTGACCCACGAATGCCAGCACACTTACAACTGTTTGTCCAAAGAATCCAGCGCAATGATGCTTACATTGCAGAACTGGAAAGTGAGGTTGTCCAGTTTCTTGTGGAAGTGGATGACAAAGTGAAAAAACTCAATGAAATTAAGGTGTAAATATGGAACAGCGTGATAACTCAGGTGTGCTTTTTAAAGAGCAAGACAAAAAAACTCCCAATCATCCGGACTATAAAGGGAACATTATGGTCAATGGGCAAGCCTATTGGCTGTCAGCATGGATTAAAGAGGGAAAGAACGGCAAGTTCATGGGACTAGCGGTCAGCCCTAAAGAAGAACAAACAACCCAACCTCAAAGCAAGCCTAAAGCCAAGATTGAGGACATGGATTCGGACATCCCTTTCTAGGTTCTTACAAAATTAAGGGGTGAAAGAATTGCATCTGGTATATGTGTGTGTCTGCAATTCCCCTTATTAGTCAATTGCAGACAGTCAGACACAGCCTTCCAAGGCACAAGGTTAACCGCAAGCCAAATATACTGAGGCGGTGACAGTCGGAGAGACGACAATGTGAGTGACTACTAACTTAACAGGAGTGAATGATGACAAAACTAGACGATATACATTTTGGTGGTGGCGTAAAGAAGTTCTTTGACTTGCCTATCTTTAATCGGGTGAGAACATCTGACCCAACAACCAGTTATGAAGCCGCTGATTCTGCAAAGGACTTGGCTTCTAAGCATTTTTGCATGATTGTGGACGCTTTAAAGGCTCATGGCTCACTTGGTAAAGATGGAATAGCCCAACATAGTGGGTTAGAGTCTAATCAGGTTGCAAGGCGTTTAAACGAGTTGTCTAATATGAACTTGATTGAGTTGACAGGACGCACAGTCAAATCAAA